TGTATATTTGTTTTTTATTTTATAATAGTATAAAACCAAAAACAAAACCAAAAAAATGACAGATAAACCGCAAATAAAAGAAAACGATAAAAAAATAGAAGTAGAAGTAGAAATAGAAATTTCAAATAAATCTAGTTCAAGTAGCCGTAGATCAAGTAGTAGCTCTAGTTCAGGTAGCTCTAGTTCAAGCAGCTCTAGCTCTAGCAGCTCAAGTAGCTCTAGCTCATAAAATAATACATAATAATACATAACAACTTTACAACTTTAATACATAACAACTTTACAATGCATAACAACTTTAAAATACTTTAAACATTTTAATTGCAGACAACCTAGATCTTATATATACCACGATAGTTGATTTATTTATTTTTAACATAAAAAACATAAATTACGAAAATTTTTTTTATTGTTTAATAGTATAAAAAAAAATGTCAAATAACCCACCAATTCAAATGCCGATAATAAAAAACAACATAAAAAAAAAGAATAAGAAAAAGAAAGTTAAAAAATCACCATCAAGTAGCTCAAGTAGTTCAAGTAGCTCAAGTAGCTCAAGTAGCTCAAGTAGCTCAAGTAGCTCAAGCAGCTCAAGTAGCTCTTCAAGTAGCTCAAGTAGCTCTAGCTCAAGTAGCTCATCAGATTATACTATCTCAAGTGATTATTCATCAAACGTTATACAAAGTGCAGCCGTTCATAGTTTTCTTATCTAAACTCGCACACAACGTAACTTAAACATTATATAAAAATTAAAGTTTATTTTTACATAAAAATTATATAATATCCTTTGTTTATATATAATTTTATATTTATTTTTCATATTTATTTTTATATATTTATTTAGTGCGTTCAAAAAAAATAAAATCTTGGTGTATAGTATAATGCAAAGTAGATCAAATTATAAAGAATACGGGGCTTTAAAATTATATAACAAAGATATTAACGATTGGTCATTTATCAGACCTCAAAAAATTGGTGATATTAAACAATCAGTTGCACTAAATGATCACAATGGATGGGTACTTTGCGATGGAAGAAGCTTGAATAGAGAAGATTATCCAAGATTATTTAATATGATAGGAACTTCATTTGGAAGTGCAAGTGGAACTACATTCAACTTACCTGACTTGAGAGGAAGAGTTCCTGGTAATATTGGTACTGGTAGTGGATTAACAAATAGAACTATGGGTACTTATGCTGGTTCTGAAACACATACTATGACAATTAATCAAATGCCATCACATAATCATGGAATAACAGATCCAGGTCACTCTCATAGTTATACAAATAATACAAATGATCAAACTGTCTCTGCACTTCCAGGAGAAGTTGCCGCTGATCAAACAGATTTAAACGTAACTACAGCATCTTCTACTACTGGTATTACAGTTGACAATAATGGTTCTGGACAAGCATTTAATATTATGCAACCGACTTTATTTATTGCAAATACATTCATTTACGCTATATCAATTTAAATATCAAAATAGAGAATCTACAAGAAAAAATTAAATAAATATATAATTAATTATTTAAATTAGTGGGTTCTTATCCATTTCCTTTTTTATCTGTATATATCAAATTTTTAATAGATGAATAAAAAAGAATTGGAAAAAGTTCATAAATTAATAGGAACTGATATTAATCGTTATACAGTTACTAAATATATAAATTCAGGATCATTTGGAGATGTTTTTGAAGCAAAGAATAAGAAAACTGGCGAACTAGTCGCTTTAAAAATACCAATTTTAAACGATGAAAGAGATGGACTTCATTCTTTATTAGAGGAAGCAAAAGTATATAAACATATTTCAGATAGAGAAAATGGGATAGCTGAAATGAAAATAATAAAATACAATGATAGAAAAATTATCGTAATGGATTTATTAGGGTCGTCTTTAGAGGAACTTTTAAATAAACATAAAAGATTTAATATGCAGACAATTATATCATTAGCTATTTCTATGATATCTGTTCTAAAACATATACATAGTAAGGGATTTATACATAGAGATATTAAACCTGATAATTTCGTATTAGGTCATACAGATCCAACTAAATTATACTGTATAGATTTTGGATTAGCTAAAAAATATATTAAAAAAAATGGTTGTCATATACCATTTTGTGAAAATAAAAAGTTTTGTGGAACTGCTAGATATTCAAGTATTTCTTCACATATAGGCCATGAACAGTCGAGAAAAGATGATCTCGAATCAATCGGATATTTACTTGTTTATCTTTATAAAGAAAAATTACCATGGCAAGGAATAAAACACAAGGATAAAAACAGACGTTATGAACTAATTGGTGAGAAAAAGAGTAAAACTTCTATAGAAGACCTTTGTTCTGGAATGCCTAAAGAATTTACTATTTTTTTAAAATATGTAAAAAATCTGGATTTTGACGAAAAACCTCACTATTCTGCACTTAAAAAAATGTTTTACAACTTGTACAAATCTAAAAATTATAAAGATGACAAATTAGAATGGGAATAATAAAGTACGCAATCCTTACATCATATCATTTGTTTTTAAATAAATGCGTTTTTAATTTAAAAATAAACTTTTATATAATGTTATAACACCTTACAACGTAATGATAGAGGAAATTAAAACAGATAATAATTGTATAGTTAAAGCATTTGAAAATAATCCAATATCTATATTAGAAGAAGATATTGATAATAAACGGGTATATTATTTTAAAGCATCCGATATAGGAAAAGCTTTAAATTTAAGTAATATTCGTGTATCAATACAACATTATGATGAAGATGAACAGGTCGTAAGGAAAGCTTACGACCTACGTGGGTGCGAACAAGATACTATATTTTTAACAAGTAGGGGAGTTTATCGTTTACTTTACAATAGTAAAAAGGAAATAGCAAAAAAATTTCGTAAATGGGCAAGTGATATATTAGATGATATAATTTTTAATCAATCAACAGAATTAAAACGTCAACTAGAAGAACAGCAAAAATTATTAGAAGAACAAAAAGAAAAAATAGAAATATTGGAAAGTAAACCAGAAACAGAAGGGTTTTTTAGAGAATCTGGATATATTTATATTATAAAAGAAACTGCTAAATTTGGTAGATATAAAATTGGTAAATCTAAAAACCCGATAGACCGTATTAGCGGTTTAAATGTAAGTTCAAGTGAAACTAGTTTATTAATTGATAGACAATTTGAAACAGTCGATATGGAATCTGCTGAAAAAACCATACAATTAATGTTAAAGCCATATAGAATTAAAAAACGTGCAGAGTGGTTTTTTTTTAAAAATGAAATGGAATTAGAAAATGCTATAAATACTATCGTTAAATGTTTAGAATTTATAAAACAGTATAGAAATTATGATAATTTTATTGATATAAATAATGAAGAAACAAAGAATGTGTTAGAACAAGAAATTGAGAATGAAATTTCAGAAAAAGAAAAAATTGGACTTTACAATGGAGTTTTTTGGGAGAAAAAAAGAAATAAATGGAGATCTGAACTTGTAAAAGATTACAAGTCTTATTTTTTAGGTTATTACAATACAGAATTGGATGGAGCTAAAGCTTATAATGATTATGCAAGTTATCTAAATACAAATTGTAATACAAATTATATATTAAATAAAATTGATGATTATATTCCAAATCCAAGAAATATTCCAGATGATAATAAAAAATTAGTATTAGAAAAAAAATCTTCAAAATATATCGGTGTGCATTATGATAATACTAGACAACATTTTGTAACATCAATGAGATTTAAACTAAAACATATTAATTTAGGACATCACGTTAACGAATTAGAATGTGCTAAAATGTATAATCAACAAGCTTTGTATTTTAACAATAATTATGATACGAATTATACATTAAACGAGATTGAAAATTATGTAACTATTGAAAAAAATATATATAACGAATTGAAATCTAGTCTAGTAGATAATAAGTCTAGTATATATGTAGGTGTTGTAAAACGTAAAAATGGAAAATTTAATTCACAAATTATATTAAACAAAAAAGTTATACGATTGGGAGTTTTTGAAACTGAAATTGATGCAGGTAAAGCTTATAATGAAAAAGCTAAAGAATTAAATATAACATATAATAAAAATTATAATATAAATATTTTTAATTAAAATTGAATAGCTTTAAGTGGAAATATTTTTTAATTTATTATAATAAATGGAACCAAGTGATAAGGAAGAGTACAATGATTTATATGAAAATTTTATCAAATTGGAAAATAAACATAATGAATTAATCACTGAACATTCAAATTTGGTAGAAGAATTTAGAGAAAATGTTATTATACAAAGTATGCAAGATATGAAAGAACGTTATGAGAGAATGTTAAGAACAACTGTTCCAAAAATTAAATATGATATATTAACAGATAAATATTTAAAAATATTAAAAATATTTTCTGGATGTACAGTTTTATTAGATCATACTACAGGATTATTACATAAAGCTGAAAATGTGTATAGTACAGAATTTAAAAATTATTTAAAAAAAATTCAAATAGATGTATCGCTTGTAAAAGAAATATTAGAAGACTCTATTACAAATTACAACAATAATTAAAAAATTTAATTTTAATTAAAACTTGTTTTAATTAAATGAACAAAACAATGATTATAGGTATTTCGTCAAAAATGGGATGTGGTAAAGATTTTATTACCGAACATTATTTTATTCCATTTTTAGAAAATAAACTAAAATTAAAAACATTACAAGTTTCTCTTGCAGATCAAATTAAAGTAAATGTCATGACTAAAGAAGGTATTTCATACGAAGATGTGTTTATTAAAAAAAATGAAACAACAAGACAACTCTTACAAAAAGAAGGTACAGAATTTGGTAGAGATGTATTTGGAAAAGATATTTGGATTAAATATTATCAAAATTGGATACAAATTTTACAAGGACGAGGAGTTAAAGCAATTACAACATGCGACATACGATTTAAGAATGAATTAGAATGGTTTAAATCACAAAAAAATACAGTTTTAATAAGAATACATGCACCTAAAAGAAATCATCAAAGACTTTTACAAGAATCTAACGGAGATAAAAATATATATGATATTTTAAGTAATCATATTTCTGAATGTGATTTAGATGATATCAAAGATGATCAATTTGATTATATTGTTAAAAATGATCCAGAAGATACTTTAGATTTTTCAATTTTATATAAAAAGTTGTCACAAATTCATATAGGTAATAATGAAAACATATATAATATGATCTAAACTAAGCTTTAAAAAAAAAGCTTTACCAAAAATATTAAACAAAAAAAGCTAAGCTAGTTTTTTAACAAAGATTCTATATATGTATTTAAACTTTTTTTCAAGTCATTCATAGATATAGGTTTAGATATATAATCATTAAAACCAATTTTCAAATATTTTTCTTTATCTTCTCGTAAACAATATGCTGTAACTGCTATAATATAAGGTATTGTTTTTTCTTTAATTTTATATTCTTTTATGATTTCTAATAGTACCATATCACCTGTCATTATAGGCATTTTGATATCTAAAATAATAATATCATAACTATTTTCTAAAGCTAGATCTAAACATTTTTTACCATTATCTACAATTTCTACATTTGAAAATCCAAGCTTGTTTAAAAAACTTACAATTACTTTTTGATTAATATATACATCTTCAGCTATTAAAATTCTTATGTTATCTTTTAAACCAGACAAATGATTCCTATCTATATATGTATCTAAGGATACATGTGATGAAGTTTGTACAAATTGAGTTTCTGATTTATCTGTATTACATTCATTTTTAATGTCAATTCTTTCATGTAAAAAATTTTTACAAATCTTTTTTAAGCGAGATTCTTTTACAGGCTTTATTAAATGCGTCTTGAAAAATTTAGATTTAGATATTTCTTTATCACCTAAAGAAGACAATGCTATTAACGGAAATGTCTTGTTATCATATTCTTCTTGTTCTCTTAATTTTTGAGCAAAAAGATATCCATCTATTTTTGGCATACATATATCAATAATACCTATATCAAATGGTGTTAAACGAGTAAAATGCAAAGCTTCTTCACTATTACTAAAACAATATGGTTTCATGCCCCATTTTGTAACCATGGTAGTTAAAGATAATCTATTATGCAAAACATCGTCAACAATTAATACATTTGCGCCTTTTAATACATTATCAGATGTTGTATCAGAAAGAGTAGATTCTTCTAAACATTTTTTTGTAGGTACAACAAATGAAAATATCGAACCATTATTTACTTCACTCTTATCTAACCATATAAATCCATTCATTAATTCTACAAGTTCTTTACTTATAGCTAAACCTAATCCTGTTCCTTGATATATTTTTGAAGTTACATGATTATTTACTTGACTAAAAGATTTAAACAGCTTTTTTCTTTCTGATTTATGAATACCACATCCTGTATCTGTTATATCAAAACGAATATATAAATCATACATTTCATCATTTTTTAAATTATTTAAATGTAATCTTTTTAATTTTGTAAACGTATCTTTATCTATTTCTGTAATATTCAAAAACACATTGCCTTTATCTGTAAATTTAATAGAATTACTAATTAAATTTAATAAAACTTGTTTTAAACGATTTGAATCTCCTTCTATAAATTCATTTATATTTGGATCTATATTATATGTATAATCTAATGATTTTTCATATATTTTTGATAAAACAATATCATTTGTAGATTCAATACATTCAAGTAAATTCATAGTTTTTATATCCAATGTTATTTTACCAACTTCTAATTTAGAATAATCTAAAATATCATTAATAATTGTCATTAAATTTAATGAACATTCCTTTATCATATACATATAATCTTGCTGGTCATTTGATAATTTAGTATCTTCTAATAATGTTAACATGCCTATTATACCATTCAGTGGTGTACGTAGTTCATGATTCATGTTTGCCAAGAAAATAGACTTGTGATTGTAAGCATCCTCTGCTTTCATGGTCTCATCTCGCAATTTTATTTCTAAAAGTTTATTATCATTAATATCTTGAATGGTATACATGAATATTTCTTTATTTTTTATAAATATTCTTTTATTATTGTACCATCTATATTCATTTGCACTTTTATTAAAAATTCTAAATGTACTTTCACATTCTTCCCTTTTAGATAAAAAATTTTGACAAATTTCTATTTCTCTTTTTTTATCATCAGGATGTATTAATTCAATTAGCTTTTTTAATGTATTATGACATTTATTACCAATACCGCATAAAGTTACTATAAACTTATTAGCATAAATACAATTTTTATCAGTGTCAAAACGAAGAATACCAACAGGCAAATTATCTAATAATAAAGTTAATTCCTTGTTATTCATTTTGAACGCGCTTATTATAATACAATAAAAAAATTTTTAATATAGTTTAAAGCATTTTTAATTTAAAAATAAAATTACTTACTGATGTATACAATATACGTCCTATGATTGAAGAAATTAAAACTGATAATAATTGTATTGTTAAGGCATTTGAAAATAATCCAATTTCCATATTAGAAGAAAATATAGACGATAAAAAAATTTATTGTTTTAAAGCAAATGATGTTGCTAAAACATTGGATATTTTAAATATAAGACAATCAATACAAAATTATGATGAAGATGAGAGGGTCGTAAGGAAAGTATACGACCCTCAAGGTACGCTTCAAGATACTATTTTTTTAACAAGTAGAGGTGTTTATCGTTTACTTTATAGTAGTAAAAAAGAAATAGCTAAAAAATTTCGTAAATGGACAAGTGATATATTAGACGATATTATTTTTAATCAATCAAAAGAATTGCAGCATCAACTAGAAGAACAAAAAACATTAGTACAAGAACAAAAAGCTTTAATAAGAGAAAAAGATAACGAATTACAAAATAAAGAAAAAGATTACCAAATAAAAAGTAGACTTGATAAACACAAGTTTTTAATAGATAAATTTAAATCTAAGAAATGCATTTATTTAGCAGAAATTGATGATGACAAAATAAAAATAGGATCTACAAACGACATTAATGCAAGAAAAAATAATTTAAAAGATGTTTTTGGAAAATGTTCTTTTACTGATTTTTTTGAATGCAAATATTATAGAGAAGTTGAACAAAATATTTTAGTCACTATTAGGCAACATTTATATAAAGAAAAAATTAATAATCATATTTCAAAAGAAGTTGTCAAATTAAGTGATACATTTAATTATAATCAATTGGTTAGAACTGTAAAAGAAGAAATAGATAAATATGAAAAGTATATGTTTTGGAAAGAATCGAATGAACATATCGTTAATTCAGAATTATTAGATTTATTAAAAGAAAACAATACAATCTTGAAAAATATACAAAGTAATTTAATTAAAAATTCAACTAACACTTTACCTGAAACTTTACCAATTAATACCTTACCACCAATTAATACAATATCACCAACCAATATCCTACAAACAAACACAACCCAAGGTTCTCGTGGAAGAAAGATTCAAGAAATTGATCCAGACAATTTAAATGTTATTAAAAAAATTTATCCAAGTATGATTTATGCTTTACGTGAAAATAATGATTATGATAAACAATCTATACAAAAGGCAATAAAAAACAATACCGTTTATAAAGAATCTAGATGGTTATTTGTTGAACATAAACAAAATCCAAATATTGTAAATAATATAAAAGAGACAATTGAAAATAACCAACCAGAATATAATTATATTGTAAAAGTAAATTTAGAACAAACGCAAATTCTCCAATTTTTAACTGGTATTGGAGAAATGAGAACTTTATACAAAATTGGTAATAATAAAATTAATCTAATATTAGAAAATAAATCCACATTTGATAATGCGTATTTTATGAGAATTACAGAATGTCCTAAAATTTTATTAGAAAATTATACGTTACCAATAAAAAGTAGTAAAAAAGCCAAATCTATAAAAAGTACAAATATTCATAATAAAGAAATTAAAATTTATAAATCTATAACTGAATTGAATATTAAAACAGGTATTACTTATGTAAAAATAAGAGATATTATAAAAAATAAAAGAGTAGTAAATGAATGCGAATGGGAATATACAATTAATTAGAAATTTATTTTAAAATTTTTTTATATTTAGTAATAATATAAATAATATACATGTCATCATTCGACTTTGATTATGAATTAATTTTTACTGATAACTTTGACCAAACCATTATTAACAATTCTGAAGTTCCTGATAAATCAGAAGCTTTTACATCAGCTGTTTTAGAAGAATGCTCTAAAATTTCTACTATTTTAAATATTTATCCTGGAGTTAATGCTATGTCTAGTATGCTTACTTATGGAGATAAAGTTTACAAGGTTACTATGAAAAAACTTTAAAAATTTTTTTTAATATTAATTATAAATAATTAAATTAATATTATATATTAAAAAACACTAATGATTAATACATTATCCTCTATTAGTAATAT